GTATGAGTATCAGTATTAGTTGGTGATATTCCTAGTAGTACATTAACAGTAAATGTATCAGCATCTACAACAGTAACAGTGAGATACTTATCATAAGCAGGATCAGTAGATCTAGGATAAGATCCATTTCCACCACTACCGTAAGTACAACTAAATGTTAATCCTTCCTTATCAATCTTAATTGAATCACCAGTTGTAAGTTTATGACCAACAATCTTAATTGTTAGAAGTCCTGTTGCAGGATTGTATGCTGTACCAGTGGTAGGTGTTCCTACAGCATAAGTTGGACACTTAAATTCCAATCCTTTCAATTTAACTGTATTAGGAGATCCTAAACCGAATCCATGTACTTTATTGGTAGTAACTGTAATAATACCAGTTGTATTATCATATGCAGCAGTTTGAATACCAAGATTGTACCTAGCAGATGTTCCTACACCAACAACATTAGTAATAGAACCAGCAGCAAATAGATTAGTATTATTCTCTATATCTAATCTAACTTTTGCACCAACTAAAGGAGCATATCCAAGTCCAGGTGTTGAACCCATAGAAACTATCAAACCACCTCTTGGAAGTTGGTTTTGATTAATATCAAACTCAGATTGCATCATTTGACCATTCTCTGAGCTAATACCAGTGAATACTACACTTGATACACCAACATTAGTATCCTGTTCAAATTCGTAGTTATTTCCAGCATTATTAACTGTTAATGGTGTCTGGAACACCCCATTAATGAATAATACTCCATTACCAAGACCAACTCCAGTTATGGTGTTAGCACCACCAACTGTCATAGTATAGGTTCTTCCTATTCCAGTGAAATTATCTGAAATATCATCAAATACCATATTAGTGGTATAATTTTGTCTTAAGAAGGTTCTTCCACTAAATTCTGCTCTCACATAAGGAAGATTGGTTATATTTCTTCTTTCTCTAGTATTTCCTTTTGGTGGATCTAAGAACCAAGCAGTACTATCAACAATATTAAACGATCCTCTATGAACTCTAGCCTCTGATCCGTCTGCGTGTTCTGTTGCTCCAATACCTAAAGATCCTCTTTTTACTCTAACAACAGGTAGAGTACATATTCCAGCAGCAATATCATCAGACTGATTTATAGTTCCAAGTCCAACACTTGCAAATCCTACCTGCTCAACCTTCATAAATTCATTATCAATCTTCAATACATCTCTTGGTTGAATAGAACTTATTCCACTGAGAACAAATTGTGGCTCTCCAGCAGTTATAAGACCAACAATATTATGTTCAATTGCGGTATATGTGATTGGTTGTTGAATAATACCATCTAAACCAATAACAGTCTTAGATAACTTCCTAGTCATCTCAAACTTATGAGAATTACCTTCACCAACTCCAGTTACTTTAATAGGGAGACCAGAAGTAATGTACTCTTTTTGAGTATAAAGTTCAATAGTATTTGCATCAATAGCTTTCACATATACTGTGGAAGGCATTATATCAGTAACAACACCAACATTATTAGCAGTTGATCCAATCGAAACCGCAGTAGAACCAATACCAACAAAAGTGGATCCAGCAATATAAGTAATCTCTTCATTATTATTGAAGAAATGATTAGGTATATTAAATTTTGTTTCCTCTAATGTTAGATCTGCAGGATTGAATATCTTGCTATAAATTGGTGTTCCTTCAAATGTTAGATCAAAATTGACTTTATTTGCTCTAGTTCCATTTACACCATCATAAGAAGATAAGAATATACTCTTTTCTAAAGGTCCATATTTTAATGAAGAAGGTTCATTTGCAAAATCATTTTCAGTATTAAATACTTCATTGTATGCCTGAACTTCAATTAAAGTTGTTTCAGAGGTATCTGGATAGAAATTGAGATCGTTATAAATTCCATTTTCAACAGTTCCAAATGTACCTAAACCACTAGTAGTAGCACCTGTAAATGGATATTGGATAGTTGTTGTATTATCACCATCTTGAATCGAGATGATTTGATGCATTGCAGAACCACCAACCTCATTAGATACCCTAACATAAGATTTAACTGAAGAATCAATATCTTTTTGAGTTCTAGTAACTAATATTGGAGTAGAAGTTCCAGTATGATATGTTGATTCTAATCTACCACTTCTTTCTGCACCTACAGGTTGTCCAGGAACCGCAAATCTGTAAGTTCCAATTCCTGCAGTTGTAGTACCTAGTCCAACAACATTTGAACTAACATTAATTACTTGCTTTGTCTGGTTTTCACATTCAAGATAAACTGTTCCAGAATCAAATCTAGCAGTTAAAACTCCAACTTGAGATGAACTATAACTTATATTTAAAGTATCAATATAAGATTCTGTGTAGTAAAGATTAGTTCCATCAAAATCAACGATAATTTCACCGTAATTTAGATCTTTAGTAATATCATCCTGTAAAACAACTGTTGCAAATAATCCATTAAAATCAGTATGGTCAAATTGTGCTAAGATCGTAGTTGTAAATCCAGAAACAACATTATTACTATCAGTATCTGCGATTGCAACTTTAACATTAGATGCCTTAAAATCAATAGATCCTATAGTATCAATTCCATCAACAACTGCATTAGTAGTAAAATCTGTTTTATAGATCTTAATATCATGATCTCTATCATATCTCTCAACTGGATTAAAGTTTAAAGTCTTTCTTTGGAATGTATCAGAAACTGCTTCAAAATCACCTAACTTCTCATATGTCCAATCAGAACTCTTTTCTACCAAGAAAGCATCATTAGTTGTAGTTAAAACAACCAAATCAGACAATTGAGCATCATTAGTATCTGCATCTATAACTTGTATGAGATATCTTGCAAAATTGGTATCTATTTCTTCAATTTCTGTAAATAAGTCTTGTAATCCCTTACTTGAGAACTTATTGCTAATATTATCATGAAGAAGAACTCTATTTGTTTTACATTTTGTATAATCTGTTAATTTTAGATTTTCAAAAGTAACAAATTTAGATTTTTTACCTCTAGTATCATAATCTTTTGCAAGATCAAAATTATTAATAGTATCTACTCTTCTTTCTCCCATAACATCAACAACAATTGATGGTACTGAAGAAACACTGGTTCCTACACCAACATTACCAACAACAGTTTCAATTGATGTGTCTGCAAAGTTCTTTAATCCAGATGGGTGTACTAATCTGTTTACTGGATCAACAAATTGATCCCAAGTAATTGGACTCTTAACAGAATATGAAAGATTCTGGTAATAATCATTATCTGGAATTACTTGAATATCTTCATTCAATTTACCACTATCATCTATCCATCCATATTCTTGGCGATTTGAATAATCAACTTCAAATCTTGCTTTATTTTCGGTTAAAGATACTACAGTTGCAGAAACATTACTAGTTTCACCCTTTATTCTATCACCAACCTTAAGTCTAAATGTTCCATCAACTTTAATGAAATCTTCCCTTGTGTCAGCAACTACTAAGTCCTTAGAAAGGAATGTATCAGTCTCTTTAACAAGAATTGGTTCATTTATTATAAATGATCCTCTTTCTTGAACAGACTCAAGAATTGGATAATTATTCTTATTAATAATACTTGCATATCCAGATTGGAATGTCTTAGCAATACCTGGATTGGTTGTTAGTCCAGTTATAGTATATTTCAATACTGCTGGATCAGAATTAACAAAATCCTGAACCTTGAAGAATCTAAACTGATAGTTTGATGAGTTATAACCATCTCCACCAGTAGCAACACCAACAGAAACATTGCTCTGTGTTCCGATACCTGCTTCACCAAATAATTCAATACCCTCAACAAATACCTCATCTCCAGTTGCGAATGGAGCAACTCTGAAACCACCAATAGGTGTTTCTAAGGTACAAGTAACGATTCCAGAACCACCACCCTCCATAGAGTTAATTCCAATACCATTTGAATTATTAATAGTAATAATTTTATGATTTACAGAATTTAATCCCTGAACAGGAGCAATTACTTCAACTTCAGATATAGTCTGATTTGGTACTTTTGCTAATAATGAAGTGTCATCAACAACTACATCACTCTCAGAATCATATACGATAATATCAGGAGCACTTAGATATTCATTACCACCATCAGTAACAGTTACTGAAACAATACTATCTAAGTTGTCAATTCTAACTACTGGAGAAACAAATGCTTCAGGACTTAATGTTTTATCTGAAGAATATTCATAACCAATATCGACTATTCTTACATTGTTGATTCTACCAACAGAAGTTGATAATGCCACAACATTAGCATTTTTTCCATTAAGACTAACAATTGAAGAGAATTTTGGAAGTTGCTTATAATCAAATCCTGTTGAAATTACTTTAATCTCTTTTACAGGTCCAAAAACTGTCCTAGACTCTGTAGCATATTCAATTGTATCGCACTGATCTTCTTTATATGATAGAAGTTCTGGAATTGATCTTGGAGAAACTTTAAATGTATCAGAAGTTATACCAAAAATCTTATAATCACCACTATAAGCACTATCAACAAAATTAATCTCAGAATAATTTGGGATTGTAGTATCTGCCGTGCTAATGTATCCAGATTTCTCTAATGTGTAATACAACCTAGAAGGTGTTGTTTTTGAAAATGCAAGTGATATTGTCGATTCAGTACCTACACCAACAGTACCTACACCACTTACATTGAAATTATTATCATCTTGAGCACTAATAAATTCATTCTTAAACTGTTGATCGTAAAATACTTTTAATTCATATCCAAATAAAGAAGCGTCGGAAACATTAAATGTTAACTTAGAATTCTTAATTACATCTATTTGTGGATTAATTGCAGAAACTGTGTGGTCAACAGCACCAGTAGAAGAAATACCAATTAATAATGGTGGATCTACTTGAACATCTTTTAGAGTCTTAGATACACTAAATTCATTTCTGTTTAACTCATAAACAAAGTAACTGCTAGAAGTTGATAATCCACCAACAGCATCTGCGTGAGCGTAATTACTGTCATAGAATACCTTATCTCCAGTTGAATATCCGTGGTCTTGGATTGTAATACTATTTCTTGCAGTATTAATTCCTGCAGAAGTAAATCCAACTCTATTAACTAATAGAAGTTCATGCTCTTCATTGTATATCAATGATAGTGGAGCAGTACTTCCCACACCAACAACAGTGTTTGGAATTACATTTAGAGTTACTACATCACCATTTGATAAATTATGAGATTCTGTATTTGCAATTGCAATCTTTGTAGTAACCTTAGATACAATCTTATCAATATCACCTATAACTTGATCAAAAGTTGATTCTAAAAGGTATTCGTAATCATCAGATTCATTACCTTTGAAGAATAATCCTTCACTAGTAGTTGCAGCACCAACCTGAGTAACTAAACCAACATAGTTTTGACCTTTATTGATTGCATAAACAGTTGAACGATCAGTAGTTACATTAGGTAAACTGAAGTTAAGAACTGCTTCCTCAGTATCACCAACGATTAAAGAGTTTGCAGTTCCCCTCTTACTAAAGATTAACTTCTGACCAGTCTTGAATGGATGATTTGGTAAATAAATTGCCCTAGTTGGAATAGCAACTTCACTTATAGTATCACCAATCTTATATTCCTTTGTAATACCACCACCAACAGTAACACCAGTTCCTACTGAATGCTTTGCATTGAAATATACTTTATCATTTAATTTTGAATCAAATTGTTTAGTTTTAACTGGTATACTAATATGACTGTTTAATATATCAATATCAGAACCATAAGTATGTGCAATTCCAGGTCCAAATCTCTTAACTCTTAGAATAGATCCCATATTGAAAATATTCAATACTTTGAGTAACTCATCTTGATCTATTTTTAGAGTAGATCCAATAGAAACCGTATCTGGTATAACATTTACATAAATGTCATCAACTCTACCATCAACAACTGCATTAGAAGTCATTGATTGTGCTAAACCAATTCTATTAGTGCTTATACCAACTGAGAAAGAATCTGTAAGATGTACAATAGAACTACTAAGTCCAGATACAGATATTACATCTTTATCATTTAACTCAATAAATGGTAAGTAATGTGCTTGCACTTCAGTATTATTTTTCCAAGTAAATACTGCATTTTCAAATGATTGTAATTCAGTTTCAATAGAAGAAACACCTAAACCAGCAATACTCTTAACTTGTCCCCGAAGTCCAGAACCACTAGTTCCAGAATTATTGAAAACAGTAAAGTCACCAACTTGATATCCACTACCACCATCTAAAACTTGTAATCCATCAATTTGACCAACAGTTACAGATTCTATTCTACTTAACTGTCTTACACGCTCATTAGATTCTATAATAAAATCATTATTTGCATTAGGATCACCAACCTTGTATGGGAAGGTATTTCTAGCAAATGATGTACTATTGAAGTCAAATGAATGTGATAATGTAGTATTTGATGATATGAAAGGTGAACGGTAGGTATTACCAATAAAATATGGATACTTAGGTTCTAATTTTCCAATATTTGGACCAGACATTGCAGTAGTAACACCTGCAAAATATGCATATATTCCATCTGGAAACTCTGGAGTCTTACAGAATCTTCCATTATGAACATCAAGATCTCCTGAAGAATTAAAATAGTAATCGTCAGTGAAGAACCCTTCATCAAATCCACTTGGTCTATTTTCAACCTTAGTCATATCCAGTTTATATCCTGGATTGATTAATCTAACTGTTGGTCCTAACTCATCTGCTGCAGAAAAACCAAAAGGACCATAAATTGGATTTCCATCGAACGCCCATCCAATAATAGGAGAGTGTGCCGATCCACCATCACCAAAAGTATTTGCTATATCTTCATTATATCCATACAAACTGAAGTATAGATCCTCATCGTTACCTTCTAATGCAAATGTACCAAATCTCTTTCTACTATCAACAGTTAGTTTTCTAACTCTAGGTTCAAATAGTGCATTCTTACCAGTTGTCTCTACATATAAATTTGTCTTATCAACACTATATCCAATACCACTATTAATTACTACAACATCTGTTAATTTTCCATCAGTAATAACAGGTCTTAAAATAGCACCACTACCAGTAACACCAGTGGTTGTAATACCTGTTGTTTCTACTGAGATTGAGGGTAATGAGAAATAATCTTTTCCTCTATTCAAAACTTGAACATCAACAATTTTACCATCTACTACGATTGGTTTTAGTTCAGCATCTCTTCCAGTTTTTACTGTTACAACAGGATTTTTTTCATGATTAAGAATTGTAGATCCATAATTATCTCCTTCTTCATACAAATATGCTTGAGATATTTCACCAGTAATAATAGGTGTGAAATTAAATGATCCTGTAACTGTTGATGCATAAGAAACCTCACAATTTACAGAAATATCAGGATATTTGAATGACTGTAGACCAGAACCCGTAGAAGTTAATCCAACATACTCACCTCTATCATAATTTACCTTTGATGGTGTAGTACTAATTCCTGCATCTGCTAGTCTAAATGAATGATCATCAATCTTCATTATGTAATAAGCACTAGATGTACTTAATCCACCAATAGTAACATCTGCAGATGAATATTCAACAAGATCTGCATTACCAAATCCATGATTTTTAAAGTTTATAGTATCAAACGCTACTGAAACTGAGGATGGTTTAATATGTAAGTTTCTATACTCATATCCAGAACCAGAATTTAAAACTTTAACTGATTGTAATACATTCTTAGTAGATGTTCTAAACTTATGAATACCACTTGCATTAGTAGCAGTAGATAATCCAATAGTATTAATGCCTGTCATTGCATCTTCATAAGAATTATAAAGACGAACAGTTTTTGTGTTAACAACACTAACATTGTATGGAGCACCAGTTGCTAATGATCCATCTGAAGTATTTGTAGTATCAAATGCAGGACCTATACCAAGATTGGCATTACCGTTGCTGTTATAGTAAACTACCTCACCATTTGATAAATTATGCTCTGTGGTGAATGTAATTGTTTCATGTTCAATCGATAACCCACCAGCAAAGAATATATCTCTACTATCAAAAGATAATTCACGAACTCTTTTACTTATAACAGGTTCTAATCGACATCCAATACCATTACCACCAGTAATAGAAACTGAAATTACATCATTTATATCAAATTCGTGTGGATCTACGAATATATTCTTAACTGATCCACTAACAACTGGTTCTAATAGAGCAGTTGTACCTGTACTATCATCAATAATTAATTTTGGTGGGTTTATGACATCATACCCAGTACCGCTATTATAAACTTCAACAGAAGTTAATGGTCCATAGAAAATATAATCTTCTGATATCGGTGTTCTTATCTGAACACCATCAATCATCATACCAATATCATTAAGTGGTGTTTCTCCTTTACTCGCAACAAATAAATCTTGATATAACGGGAATTTTCTTAAAACTTTATTTGGTGCTAACTTTTTATTATTTTGAGAGAGTTTAGTAAAATTATGATTACCTACTAAAGGTTGTAAATCTAATTTAACATTAGTTGCAGTACCAATCAGTCCTCTAGAGAGGTATAATTTAATTTTTCCTGGATTTATAACTAAAACTTCAACATAATAAGTTTGACCTGATACTAATCCTGGAATTGCTGTTCCATCTGTAGTATATACAAGTGAATCACCTGTAATAAACTCAATAGGAGAATCAAAAGTAACTTCATTATATTTTTCAAGGTCTACATCATAACCTGTAATATGAGTAGCATCTGCTGTTGAAATTCCAGATTTTATAGTATTAGAACTTATAGTATAACTTGGTAAGGAGTTTGAAGCAACATAACCATTAATATCACCATCAACATAGACATTTAATACATCAGAAATAATTTCATCATTACCATCTTTAAGTTCAATACCAGAACTATTAGATTTTTTTAGTTTTCTTAAAATATCATATTCCTTTAAAGGATCTGCGTTAAATGCGGCAACACCATTTAAAGTTACAGTTTTTGTAAAACTGTTAATTGAAGATACAAGTGCATTAGATTGTGCAATTGTATTACTATTCCTTTCTAGAACATCAACAACATCACCAACCTTTAAACTTGATTTGTCAATATCTGTCTCTAAAACAAAATCTGGTTTATTAACAGTCCTTACTGGGAATCTACAAGATGTATTGTATATCCAAGAATTGGCAAATATTTGTTTATATGAGTAATCAGAATCAGGATTTAATATTGATTCACCTACATTTTTAACATATACACTCTCACCTTCATTAACTAATGAAATATCTGAGACTGGTATAAACTTAGAAAGAACTCCAGTAGTTCTTAACTCTACCTTTTTCTCTAAATCTCCATCTTCATAACCAAACACAACCTCATCTGATCTTAAATCTGATCCAATTACTATTGGATCCGTAACACCAGTACATCCAAAGAATTGATTAATAGTCTTTGAAGTATATGAAATTGTATTATTACCACATAAAACTGTTCCAGTATGTTCAAAACCGACTGTAGAATCAACTGATATAATAGATGCATTTACAGAAACTGCCTCTAGAACTCTAGTTTTACCTGGAATTGTGAAAGTTCCTTCAATTAGATCCCTATCATTAAATCCAACGAACAAAGAAAGTTTGTAATATACCTTATTTTCTCTTGTTAATATCTCAACTTCTGAAACGGAAGCATTTGTTCTTAAATCAGTTGACTTGTAAATTGTCTGACCCACTAATTTAGATGGATCGCCACTGATTGGATCAGCAATTATAACTTCTCTACGAATAAATTCAGCATCAGATGGTTTAACTAAACGCTCTTCTAAGTCTAATATCTGAGATTCTACACCATAAAGAACTTTAAATAGTATCTTTATAGATTCTTCAATACCCTTTGATTGGTAAAAAGATCTTGCGTGTTTAATGAAGTTACCAACATCAAGATCTGGAGTAAAGTCATTATCCTCTAAACCAGGTAAAAATGTTCTTTTTAACTTTTTATAGAACTCTTGAATAAAGAGTACACTTAAATTAGTAACTGATTGTGTACCAGTAACATCTGCAGTGTGACTTGCAGCAGCTGTATTCTCAAAAACTAGACTTTCTTTATTAACATCATCAATAAAAGAGGAAATACCTACATTATAACCAGTAATACCACTAAATCCACGAATACATCCTGTAAATGATGTATCAGTCTTACTAGTATAGGTAATAATTTCATCATCAATCTTTAAAAGACCATATTCAGCAGGATATCCCTTAGTTGAAGAAACATTAATAGTAGTAGAAGCACCTGAAATGTCTTCAGAAAGGGTAGTTACACCAACTACAACCTCTGGAACTAGGTTATCAACCTTAATATACTGATCAAAGTTGCTAATGAGGTCAGATGGAGCACCTTGTGCCTCTTGTGAGATATAATATTGCTTAAAAAATTCAGTTGCCTTTGGAAAGTCACTAATCAAAAACTCAGGTAACTGACTTTCAATTATTTTATTGACTTTTACCCTATTATCGACATTTAACATACTTTATTCCCTTTCCAGTTTCCCATTTGAATAACTTGAAGTGTAATAATCTCTAGAGAATACAACGCCTGATACATCTTCGCCCGAAGCAATTACATCCTTAACCATATTTATCGTAGTATTTGAAACATCAAAACTTAGGTATAAATCCTTCAATCCAATAACATCATTGGAGTCTGGGAATGCCTGTATCTCAACTATATCGTTAATAGCGTTTGTTTCTGTTATGTTAATAGTATTTAATAAAATTTCACCTTTCTTATAATCAACAGTTCCTATTGATTTAACTATAACCCGTAGTTCATTCTTCTTATCTCGTGAAATCGCACTTAATACTCCCTTATGACTACCATCAAGATCACCGTTATCATTCTTGTTAGGAACATCAGTTAAGAAGACAACCTCATCTGAACCAGAAACCTTAAATCCAGTACTCTTAATATTAAATCCTTCAGGATTAATGTGGAATCTATTGCCAAAGCATAATTCATACTGTGCAAATTGATTAACCAGTACCTTCATATCCCTTCTAATCTTAACTTTAGTAATATTAGAAGTAATTGCAGAATCGACTCTATCAATTAATTGAAGTGCCTTACTATACTTAAATCTACCACCAAACTTATTAATATCAATATTCTTAGAATAATCTGTTAAAGTACTAGTAATGGTTGATTTTAAATTATTTGAATTTGAAACCTTAGAAGAGTTGTAATAGATTGTGCTGTCCAATTCAACATAAAGAACCTTAAGATCAATAATGTCTGCATTAATACCAGCAATTGAATAACTCTTAAGTTTGTTTTTTATCTGTTGTTTATCAAAATCTGATACATAAGTACCATTTTTAGGTTTGATGCTGATCTGAACCTTACCAAATTGAGGTGGATCTAATTCTTCACCACCAACGACAGCAACTGACTCTGTTCTAGTGTAAATGGAAGCGATAATTGCCTCATAATCCCTTGCTGTAACTGCTCTATACTGTGCTGAGTACAGTCTAGGTGCGAAATACTTAATAGAGGAAAGGTCTTCTTGTTCAGCACCGTTAGAAGCGTTCTGAACGGTAGTTACTGAAATACCAGCATCAGGAATAACGGTTAATGCAGTGTTGTCATTAGGGGTTTTATTAGTAAAAACGCCAGCAAAATCAAAATTTCCTGTAGAATTTGCTTTACCACCAGCACCATTACCCTCTTCACCATCAGTAATAATGAATCTAACAGTAACAATTGATCCATTTTCTAGTTTCTTACCAAAATAACCATCACCAAAGAGTAGTTCATACTTTTCATCTTGTACTTCTTGTATAAAGAAGATCTCAGAGTTCTTATTAATACTTAAAATGTTGTCTATCTTGGCAAATTCTCTTCCAATACCCGTATCTGCAGGTCCAGAAACATAAACTTTAATAGTATTGGCATCAATATCACTATTTGAGAGAATATATCTTTGATCTTTTGATGTATTGATTTGAAATCTCTTCTCTAACAGTGTTCCTTGCAAAACTTCTATGTCAGTAAAGGTTGCTGTACCATTAACTAGTGATGCTGTATGTGGTTCAACAGTTGAGAATCTATATGTAGTGTCATTTGCCTCTCCTACACACACTAAACCTGGTTTTAAGTACAGTCTATCTGTAGAATTAGCACTTGTAGCATTAAATGAAATCGTTGCCTTTGCAGCAGTTTTTGAACGGGGTACATAACCTATGTTACGAGCAAGAGAAACCACATTTTCCCTTATAACTGCAGAGTCTAGGAAGGTTTCATTCGCAACTAGGTTAGCATTAAAGGCATTAATATAGGTATTATAGGCAAGTGTATCAATTAGGACGCTAAAGTTAGAACCTTCAAAGTCAAAATCGGAGAAATTACTATTGGCACGAAGATAATCTCTTATTTGAGCCTTGATTTCTGTAAAATCTAAATTGGCAAATTGAGTAAATGACATATTATTATCTGGTTGGTTCTAATAGGAAAGTAAATGACTGAGTTGGTGCTCTTAATCCAACAATATCGAATATAACAACTACATTAAAGGCATTATTATCAGGATAAGGATCTAATTCAACTCTTAAGTTATCAACTCTAGGTTCATAACGCATTACTGTCTCATTTATCTGATCTTCAATCACCATTGTGAGTGTAGGTGTAAAGTTTTCAAATAAACTTGCACGAATACTAGTTCCAAGTTCTGAATTAAAGAATCTTTCGGTAGGAATAGTCTCTACTAAGTTCCTTACCGATCTTACAATTGCACGTTCATTCTTCAATACAGGTAGATCTTTTGTCACTGGATGTGGTTCAAAAGCAAAACTGATATCTTTAAATGCTCTAGACTTTCGTGTTATTGACATCGAAAAGGCAATATTTAGTACTATTTACATGTTTTATTTATGACAGAAACCAGACATTAAAAAACCCCCTTTCGGGGGTCAGGGTTATCTACCTTGTCCTTTATACCTTTTCTTTGCTTTATTTCTAGAAGTTGCTGCATACTTGGTATGCTTTCCTCTTCCCTGTCGAGACTTCTTCGGGATTGATTCTAACTCAACATTTCCCCATGCACCTGTGGTGGTTCTTACTGCCATTTAATCCTCTTTAATAATAATTTCAGTTCGTAGACCTTGTGGGTTGTGAGCACCATTGTTATAGTACTCATAGGCAAGGTCTTCCATTGTGTTAAAGTATTCATCTTGAGTGAGGTTCTCAAAGAGTTGTTCCTCACCCTCATAGATGTTATATAACTCTTGTTTTTTCATGTCCTACACGAACACGAGGATCGCACCAGATCTCAAAACCTGCTTCTTTCGCATCTAAACAGAACGAGACGTCTTCGCCGCACATATCCTGAACCTCACCTGATTCAAAGACCTGCATCTTTGGAGCAAACCAAGGATATGGAAGTTCTTTATGTTCAAACACACCGTGCTTGATTAATAACCATCCGAACCCTGCGTAGTCTACAGTAAATGGTTTCTTTCTTTTCGAGATGCTTTCGATGGTTTCGTGATTCATTACGCCACCATTCGAGCGAAAATCGTCTTCTTCCATCCAGTGTGCAACCGAGGTGGTTTTGCCGTCTTCAGTACAATACCAACCAGACGCAATGTCCTGATCCATAAGAACTATCTGCCAGAACTTCTCTGTGTTAAACACAATATCGCTATCGATCCATAACTGGTAGTCATACTGTAACTTACCGTCCCAAGGTTTCTGATCAGGTCCCCGAAGAACATTAGCACCTAAGCACTTACATCGTGCAAAGTTGACCATTGATGAGTAATCCTGTGAGATTTGGATACTTGCTCCACTTTGAACCAGATCAAAGCATAGCTGTACAAAACTCTTCAAAAATGCATATGATACTCCTCTTCCAGGTAAGCAGAACACAACTGTCTTACCTTTCACCATCTCCCTTGCTTTATCATAATCAAAATCTGGTTCTGATTTAACAACGGGAGATTTAGCTTTAACTGTAAATCCTTTCGCCATAACTTAGTGTAATTACCACTTCATATTACATTAATTTATACTATTTGTCAATAGTAATTAACGACTGATCTACAAACTCAAAGTTGTAATTACCAGATATAATTGTCTTTCTCTTACCTATTAATGGTGCAGAACGATGAATTAGATATGAAGGGAATGTAAGTATATCTCCTTCATTCACATCTAACTGCACGATCTGCTTGTTTTTTCTATCATAAAACTCTGTACTACTCTGACTATTCTCTAGTTCTAAGTTATACACAAAGGATATACTTGAATGTGGATGTATATGCCAACCGTGTGTATCCTTCTTTATATACTGCTGATACCATACAGATTCAAGATTAATATTCTCTATACAATAACGATCTAAGACTTCCCAGTAATACTCTTGTGCATTTTCATAGAAGACTTGATAGTAATATGGTGATTCATCTCTAAGTGTAAAGTAATCTGTTTTGTTTAAATGATCTATCGAATCAATAAACTTTTTACCTAACAGATCATTATCGATAAACTCTAATAGATTACTCTTTATATTACTGTGATTCTCTAAGGGGCGTTTCCAAATTAAATCTTCAATAACTTGCATCTGCTGTTATACTACTATCAAATACAATGGATTCATAAGTAAGTTCTTCACAATAATATGAACGATATAACCTACCCCATATAAGATCAAACTCGGATTGATCTAAGTCCTTAAAAAGAACTTCTCCTCTTAAGTATATGTGGTAAGTGTTCATCGTCTATGCTTCCTCAATAAAAATAAGTTTCTTATCTGTTTTGAACTTTAGTTCAGTATCTTCAAACCATCCTTGATCATTTAC